GCCATGTTATCGAGCCATTGAGGAATGATAGCATCCACAACCGCTGCCCAGATTGCCGTGTTGTGAGTAACGTCTAAACCTTGCACTCTGAGCTCACCGGCAGAAGCCTCGATATCTGTTAAGTATAAAGGGTTTACAGGGGAATTGGTGAGAAGGTATTCAGTCGAATAAAAGCCTGCACTGAATCTTGCGTATAGTTTTGACTCACCTTGTTTAAGGTAAACAACTACGTTGTCAGCTTCGCCAGCGGTGACGGATGCATCGACTGCCCAAGTATTAATTGCTTGAGGGGCAAAGCCTGTCCATCGGCTTGTGGTTGGTTGGTTACTTCCGTCTCTAAATCTGACTTCAATGTCTCCGTTTGTGAGTCCAATTGCAATGTGTTCTTTTCCGCCTATATCAAAACTAGCTGAGATGTGTTCGCCTTCTGGCTTGGCGGAGAATAGCTCCGACTCGATCGGCTCGTCAAAGCCTCTTTTCATTTCGACTCCGTTGTCGGTTATTTTGAATTCCCACGCCCTCTGATGTGGGTATGTTTGGTTTAGGTCGTATTGTTCCGGGCCGAGGACGGTTGCCGATATGAAGCTTAGGTTTGTTCCCGGTTGGATTGGGGTTTGCCTTACTTCTGTCATTGCGGGAAATGAGAAGATGTCTTGCCCGGGGACGGTTTGGTTTTGGATTAAAGGCAATGTGTGGACTGCTTCCTCAACTGCAAACGTCATCTCGGCTACCCCCGGAGCGGTGTATCTTATTTGCGTTTCGTCTATCGCCTGTCTTGCAAACAAACAAAACCCACAAAACGTCCCGGGTCTAAGCTCAAACGGAGTAGGAGTCTCCATTGCTATGTTTGTCGTTTCGCCTGTGCCGGGCGATGAATCAATTATTCTAGTGACGTGCAGCTCTCTGTCTCGACTGTAAAACCAAGCAATTGTTCCGAATTTGTCGAGTAATTCTGGGCTGAGATCGACCACGTAATCGATGCCGATTTTGATATTTACCGCCTTACCTCCGGTTGGTGTAGTTGTTTGTATGCTGAAATCCTGCGACCATGAAGGGATGTAAAATGGATTTGCTCTTCCTTGGTTTTTCTCCAAGAATCGACGAACCTCTCTCATGTCGACCGGGGAGTTGATTCTCCATGTCGCGTTGAGTGACCTTTTGCCTTTTTGGTCATATATCCCATACCTCTGCGCTGCTCCTAGCTGCAAGTCGCGTCTTCCGTCAGAGAAGGAAGAAACAGGGGGGGATGAGAAGTCCGGGGCTAGGGTAAATGTATTGTAAAACTCGATCATAATTCAGCAAATATTAGGGTTTCTACTGAAGCTCTGGTTTGTGTTAATTCACGAGCATTGTCTGTGATTGATAAAGTGCCAACCGCAGTCGGGAAAATCCATGACTGCAAAGGATAAGCCGGAGCTCCCGGAAGGTCTTCTAAGAAAAGCTTGCGCCCTAGGTCTTGAACATCAGTTACTGTTCTCCATGTTCCGCCCAAAACGTGATCATAAATAAAAATCCTAGACCCGGGGATTATAATATCGGGAATTCCGATCTCCGCTTCGATTAGGTTTGTATTGCTTTGTGGGATTCTGCTGGCTGTTGCATGCCCCCATAGCGGAAATCTCAGAGGCTTGAATGCTTGAGAAGTCCTGTTGAAAGAAATTGACTCATTATTTTCTGCCCCGGTTGTGTTTCGTTTGTATTGCACGGTATTTCGCCCACGAGCCCAATGCCTCACTGTTTGAGAATATCCACTCAGAGCTTTTATGTCTGAGGTTTTGTATTGTATGCCTACGTTTATGCCGATTGACCAATCTGGCAATATAGCTACTTCTTCCGGAGTATCTTCCGTTGTCGGGTATTGTGACATATTAGCCTCCTATTGCTTGCCTAAATGCTTTTCTGTTTCGGCTTACCACGTTGAGAATTAGCCCGGGGTTCGATGCGATTTCTCTTTGCACCTCTCTTGGGTCGATCACGTTGATGATTTTCACCTCTTGTCTTGCCTGTTGTGCCGGTTCGCTCTTTGCTTCTAGTTGATCCCTCATTTTGCGCTTGTCGCCTCTGCTGAGCACTTGTTCGCCTTTTTCAAGGATTGCCGGCACTTCGCTTGAGGCGCTGCCTCCGCTGTGGTATCGTCTTGTTCCCATGTGTGTGCCAGCTGGCGTGCGCTGCACAATACCTCCCGTGTGGTATCGCCTTACAAGCCCTCCAGAGTGATAGCGCTGCGATCCGCTGCCCTCGCCCGGGGATGTGCTTCTAGTGGCTGTCTGTCCAACTATGCCCCCAGAGTGAGCCACTGCTGCTCCGCCTCCGCCTCCGCCGCCGCCTAGGAGCTTTCCTAATCCGGATCCGCTTGCTGCCGCTCCGACTCCTGCCGATCCGCCCCCGGTAAGGGCAGCAATTGCCGTCCTTACAGCGAGCTCGATCAAAAGCTGCACAATGATTTTGAGAATCGATTTCACAACCATTTCACCGAAGGCTTTAAATGCTTCTCCAGCGTCTTTTGCTCCTGTGATGACATCGACCATTGTATCGGCTAATCCCTGCAATGCCCCAGAAGCCAGCTGGTCAAGTTGCCCTTCAATATCTCCCCAATTGTCGAGTAATTGCTCGGTATTGGAAACCTCTTTATCTGTGTTGACCTTTTTCCCAGCCCCAGCGGCTGCTGCGTCTACGCCTGTATCTTGCCCGGGAACCATTGGAGTTATGCCCTCTACGTTTTCTGTCCATGCGTTATCCTTCTGCCATTTAGCAAGTGCATCTTGTCCTGCCGACTGAAATTTACCAATTGGTGACTGATCTGCTCCAAAAGCTCCACCAAACATATCCCCCAGCCCCGGAATTCCACCAAATGGTTGCGTTTTGTTTTCGTTGTATTCTTCCCTCTTACTTCTCTGTGAATCGCTGAACACTTGCCCCAAGGATTTGTCACCCTCTGCGCCCGTTTGTGTTATAAATTGCAACTCTTTTTTGAGCTTGGAGTAGTCTGGCGTGCTTAATTCGATTTTGAGCGCTCCGGATCCACCGAGTCCCGGTATCTTACTGGACATTTCATTTACCAGCATTTTGACAAAGTTTATGGCTATTGTTTTAAATATTTCTGTCAAGAAGTCACGCATGGGATTCCACCCTTGACCGAATGTGGAGAAGAACGTCATTATGGCTGATTTGAAACCTCGAATCATGAAGACAACCAAGGTGTCAACCGCTGCGCCTCCTAATATGATAAATTCTCGACCGAAGAGTTCAGCAGCCGCACTTAGTCCCAGCTTTGTGTATTCGATCAGACCGCTGACTCCATCGTCTTTTCCTATTTGGTATAGCGCCTTGATTGCGTTTGCTATCTCTACCCCGAGCCTCTGTGCGTAAGGGAGCAAGAAGTCGATCATGTTTTGTAGATCGAGCAATAATGGCTTGAGTGCGTTGTTTATCGGTTTTGCAAATTCTGCGAGCAAGAAATCCCACTTGCCTTTGACTGTCGATATCATTCCATTGAAGGTCTGCGAAGAAGCCATGAGCATGTTTTCATACTTCCTCAAATCGTCAGTTACGACTTTCCACATTGTAGCTTGATCTGCCCCCGCTGCCGATAGCTTTTTGAGCTCGACCCCTGCGCCTTGACTTAAAACGGGAATCTCGATCATGAGTCGCCTCAATGCTTCGCCGTCTGGCTTGCCAAGTTTAAGGGACGCATAAAGTCGTGAGAATGTGCTCGTCACTTCGATGAGGGGCTTGTTTGCAATCTTAGCCGCTGCTCCGATAAGTTTGAGGTTTTCGTTGTTTGCGAGATCTCCTTTTCCTGCCGAATATAGCAGCTTGTCGGCTTCGATGACTTCTGTCGGGGAGAAAGGTGTTTCGTTACTGAATTGAACAAGATCAGTCATTCGCGCTTCTGCTTTGTCCATGTCTCCCATCATGAATGCGAGTTGCAATCTTGCATCTTCCAGACCAGCTGCAATCGGTGATCCTGTAGAAAATGCCTTATACAGCCCACCAATCGTTGCGAATGCTGCGACCGCTCCCGCTGCCAATACTGCAAACGCAGCCACCACGAGCGCGATGACGGCAAGGATCGCATAAAGGGGTAGGGTTGCTGCTGTCACCGCTGCTCCTAGCGCTGCTACGGGTGGTGTCGCTGCTGCCGCTGATGCTCCCAGTGCTACGTTTCCAGCTGCTGCTCCTCCGGCTGCTACTCCTTGAACAGCCATGCTTGTGGATGCTGCGCTGCTTGCTGCGGCTGTCCCTGCCATGCCTGCCTTGATGCCTCCGAAGCCTCGAGTTAGTCCAGTTAATCCACTGACTAGTCCTCTCGCTCGGTTTATGAAGCGCCCCATCTTGCCCTCCATCAGTCCGAAGCCATCAGCGACTCCGAACATATCATTACTTAAACTACCAAATCCTTTACCGGCCTGTTTCGCCTTTGCGCCAAGAGTTCCCATAGACTTTCCTGTCTTCTGGGATTGTTTGTCGAGTTTTGTCAGCGCAGCCGGGGCTGCTTTCCCTACGTCTTGCAGTCCTTTTTCTACTTTGTTGAGTGAGTCAATCGCTCCCTTTGCGTCAACCTCGACCCCTAGTTTTGCTATGTCTGCCATTTTCTTTGCTTAGGTTATCTCCGACCCAATCAAGAAATACAGCATCTGCCTCTCTCATCACAGACAAAAAACGCATTTCATCGTAAAAACCCGCCGCTCGTGCATACGACAATGCGTCCGTCACCGATATCGGATTGGGAGCCATGCCTGCTTGCCTGCTTGCTGAAAGGTGAAAAAATGCAACAACCAGCTGCCTTTCCACCTCGTTTAGCTCTGGTCTTCGGTTTAACGCTGCGGGTATCTTCTCTGGGTTTTCATCAAGAAGATCGTATAGCTGCTCAGCGTGCTCACCGAATTTCAGTTGCCACTCTATTTCTTTTTTACCGCTTTCGCTTCCTCTTCGATTGAGTCTTGCAGGAAGTTTGCGTGCTCGACTGCTGAGTCTGCAATGAAGTCACGAAGCTCTGGCACAGCTAGAAGCTTTTCGATATTCTCTTCTGTGCATTTGAGCTCTTTGCCGTTTTCCGTCACGCCTTTCCAGTCGATCACAATCGCCTCTTTGATGCATAGCATTGTCATGCGTCTTGCTGCTGAGATCGACTTTGCCTGCTCTCCCTTGAGCTTCCTGCCGTGCTTTTGCATGGCTCGTGTGTATTCCTTGCTTTCTGTAGATCTGATCAAAAACTTAGTTTCTTCATCCCATTCTACCCATACGCCGTTTTCCACTGCCTCTTTTGAAGGCGTTTTTTTGCTGATGTCCATGTGCTTACGCTATGATTTTTTTTTAGTGAATGTCAAAGACAATCTGTGTTCCGGTTACCGGATCGAGGATTGCTTGGATGTCTGTATTCACCATTACGTCAGTATCGATCGCTTCGATGCTTGAGCTTCCGCTTGGGAATTTGATACGCGGTAGGTAGATCGATATAGTTCTCCCGGATGTATCGGTAAGCGTGAAGTCGATAGCAATGTCATCATGCGTGTCCACTTTGGTGAGGAATTCATTGTCTCTGAAGTAAGCATTCAGTGATCCTGTGATTTCGCAGCGACCCATGCCGATGTCAAAGTTGCCATCATATGAAAGGCAATCTTTGCCTCTGAGGTTGTTTGAAATCTCGAGGTTGAGCGTTTTGAAGCACTCAGTTGCTGCTGCTCCGTCCACGGCAATTGTGCCCATGTTTGAAGTTCCGTTGAGAATGTCGCCAGAAAAAGCTGGATCGTATCCGTCTACATCTAGTGAGTCTTCACTCTTTGCCCCTGTCAAACCAAGGAATGAAAGCGAGCCTGTAATGATTGACTTGCTTTCTACAGATAGCGATAGGGTGTCTGCTACCAGACCGCTAAATTGCTGAAAGAAATCAGCCCCGTTGGAGTTGACGACTCGTTTTTCCATCGTCATGCTCTTGCGGCTTACTCCATTGCGGATACTGTTCATGTCAACTTGAGTCACGTTTTCTGCGCTGTTGAACGCCCCGGCCACAAAGGTGATGGTTGATCCGTCTCCGGAAACAGAAACAACTCGTTTGATCCCGTTGTTTAGCGGGTCGCCTCCACCGAAGACTTTAATAGCTGCCCCGGGCTTGACTGCGGTGAAGTCACCGATATTGCCTGTGAGCGTGCTTGCCGTATCATCAACTGCGAATGTTGCCGTGAGCGAAAGCGCCTCGTAGTCGGATTGCATTGCGTATGGCAGCCAATCTTCAAATTGAAGGACTGAAAGTTCAAAATCTACGCCGCCGCTGGCTTGGTTGTGCACCTTTACAAGATCTGGGATCTGTCGATCGCTTCGGATCTCGTCTGATGTGATTGCTTCTTTCTCAGTGATAATACTTTCGCCGGTCATTCTGACAAGCTTGTATCCGTTTGTTGGCGCAGTGCCAAATGTGGTTTCTGTTGCGTATGCTAGGGACGCTAGGTTTGAGTCACTCATGTTTTTTGTGTTCTATGGTTATGGTAGTGGTTGGTTGTAGAGAAATATCCCGCCCGGTTGGAAATAACTTGATCCATCTGGCGATAAATATTTCGGCAAAGTGCTGATAGTCTCTTTAATTTCAGTATCGGCTATGCCGCTCATTGTCACGGCAAAAATCTTGTATCCGTCTTTTACCCCGCCGTCCTGCACCGTTGCCGTCCCGGTTTTGAGGACTGTCAATTCATCATCGCTTATGAAGTTTTTATTTTCGAGCCCGAGCAAGATGTCGGCTGCTTGGTATGCTTCTTTTGTGCCCTTGTGCAATGGCATGTATATCTGCGCTCCAAACACTAGCGGAGTTCGCTTTAAAAACCCGCTGAGCGCCGCATTGTTTGTTTCGCCAGTGCTTATGGTAAATCGAGCCCACGCCCCCGTAGAGGGCTTCTCCTGCCCGTCATTGGGGAAGATTAAAGGTAGGGTATTACCCCATGCGTTTAGAAAAGTCTGGGTAGCTAAGATTCGTATGTTTTCGTGGTGGACGCTCATAATTGTTTGACTGCGTTTTCGATTTCCACTTCGAGTTCTGCGATTGAAATTCTCACCATGCCACCGGCTGCTTGTTTGCTTGCTCCGGTTTCGAGATATGTCACATATCCTAGGTTGGTGGTTATGAACACCGGCTTTTTACCCAATCCCTTTGACGGCAAGTCGGGAGAGTCCGGCGCTGGGTAGCTTTTAAAAAACGGCAATGGCGGTGGCTTTTTGCTTGGTGCTCCCACTGTTACGTCCCAGCTTGATCGCGCTCTTCCCGTGTCGACGGGTGTTCTCTTTATGATCCTTGTCCATAGCTCCAGCACAATCCATCGTATCAGCTGATCCATGTTGAGCTTGCTGTTCTCTTCAAATTTCTTGAGGTCAGCTTGGAATCTGGTTATGCTTCTAGCGTTTGTCATCGGGCTGCTGAAAATTTGTAGGTTGCGCCGACCGGGTCTGCGCTCACGGATTGGATGCTGTAGACCCTTCCTGCAAACTCGATTTCTGCTTTGGTGTCTGCATCTACGTATCCGAGGTCAGATGCCTTAACCAGAAAAACATCATAATCAACAAGGTCTTCTGTCTTGTCGGAGCTTTTGTTGGTGTTGGTGATCATCTTTTGCTCGCTGTATTTCAAAGCTGATACTGTCGTTTCGGTTACCCAGCTTGTTGTGCTGAGTTCCGTGATCGGATCATATGCCGATCGCTCCGGGTTCATCCTCACGGTCACGGTCTTCCACGCTTGGTCAGCGAGGTTTGCCGCCAAGTCGTAGCCCTTTTCTGCGAGTGATCTGATGTCCATCGTTTATCTCCGTGCTGTGCCGATTGAGAATGCCTTACTTGAGTTGCCTGTTTTGACTACTCCGTATCCCGGCAGCATGTGGTTTATAAAGTCCGGGATGATCTGTGTTCCTAGTTTCTCGAAAAAGCTCAGCACGACCGCTCCGCTTCCCACGTTGAGGCTGCTAAGATTTGCCTCCGATGGATCGATCGCTACCAGACCCTCGTTTGCTTGTAGCCTTATTGCCATCTCGCAGGCTGCATCTTTGACGGGTTTTGGCACGATGTCGTCTGCTATCTCGATGCCGTCAACCACTAGCTCG